AATTTCTTAGCATAGAATCTGTAAAGTCAGTGCCACCTGCAGCCAACTCTCTACCGCTTGCAGATATAAGCCCTTTTGTAAATACGTCAAAGGCATATAGTTCTGCCGTAGTGAGGTTTTTTCGTGCTTCGGCTGGCATGTCTACGACTGCCTTTAGGTTTGGATTGACCAACCATCCTTCACCCCGTCCTCGATTTGCTGCCCCTAGCAAAGTAAAAGCGGCACCCACAAAAGATTCTGTAGCTACTTTAGCACGGAACGAAGTCTGTGACAGAGCCGAACTTACAAAATAAACTCTATCTAGTTTAAATAGTTGCTTTCCTATGGCGTAGCCACCAAGCATAGCACCAACACCAAAGAGTTCCCCCATCTGAGGATTTTCAGACATGTTTCTGCCGATAAGCTGGGATATAGCCATCGTAGTATCGAAGACAGGACTGAAGCCATACTCCCGTGCATAAGGAGCAAGCTGCTTAACACTTGCCCAGTTCTGTAAAGCAAGTTCCCTATTTAACTTTTGTGTGATCGATGCAGCCTTTACGTCGTCGCCAACCTTCTCCGCACGAATCAGATTGTGCTGCAGGTTTACTATCTTTTCATGCCGTGCAGTTTGTTTTACAGCGAGTTCAGAAGCACCTGCTCTACCTGCTAGCACTTGTGCAAGAGATCCTTGTCTCCACTTGGTCAGAAAGCCAGCGTACTTAGCCTCGTCAGCAAGTTGTATTGCAGCATTCGCAATTGGCACGTTTCTTGTTTGTGCGGCAGTGGCAACGGCAACCGCCTGATCGCTTGTGCTCAAGAACTTAAACGGTACGTCTTGTCCTGAAGCTGCTTTGATATTTCTTTGTACAGAGCGGTAGGCACTACCTAGAAAAGTAAACGGAGCCTTAAACACGTTGTAGGCTGCGAGGTTCTCTCCTATGAGTGTTGCTAACTTGCCGGGAACCGACTGCATGTTGAATAGTTCTTCGAACATGTCGTTAGCAAACTGCTCACCAACAAAGTTTACCTCGTACTGTTCCACACCGTCGACAGTTGTTTTTTTGCCTAGACCCAAGCGATCAAACTCCTGATCCCCTAGCTGCAACCGAAGTTGTTCCCGCAAGATGTCGTTCATTACAGTCTGTCTGTCCGCAAATGCTGGGAAGTTATCACGGAACTCGATTAACTCTTTTTGTCTACCTTCGTCGGTGTACTCTGAAGTATCATTGTTCATAATTGAATCGTAGGCATAACCAGCGTAATAAGGAAGATAGAAACCGACGCCTTCCTTAGTTGCATTTGCAAGACTGTACAGACGTTCCGCAAACACGTCGCCCAAGTCCGCTTCTATTGACTTTAATAGTGCGCTACGAATCTTAGGATTAGTAGGTGCGTCTGGGCGCGATTCCATCCACTGCTTTAGATACGCTGCATCTTCAGCCTTTTCTTGTATCTTTGCTTCTAGCTGACCACCCTTTGGCACATTGGGCGGGGTCATAACCTTACCGGTAGTCATGTCTATTGGGAACTGTCCGGTTTCTTGTACGCCGTAGTATAGGTCTGAATTGTTAGGAAGCAAGTAATCGAAGTCTTGTCGCACATTGCCTGTACGAGCATCGTTTAACATAGCCACCTGATCAGGAGAAGCGTTACCAGCAGTCTCTGCTTTCTTAGCTTCCTTTAGCATGGTATATAAGTTTTGATCTTCAATCACAGGTTGATCAAACAAACTGTTCAGGTCTACTTCACCACTCAGCCCCTGCTCGAACACACGGTCCTGAATCTGCATACGCCCATCCGTTTCGGACTGTGCAATGCTGCTTTCCTCAGACTTTAAATACTCTTGAAAAGTCGTAAGACCGGGACCAGATTTTGTCATCTCCCGCGTTTTGTCAGCAACGTCTAAGACTCTAGAAGGAAGGTACTGATCGAAAGGAGTAAACTGTTCAGGTTGATCGTCAGCAATGCCATCTCCCGGTTTATTTGGAAACAGTTTCTCTGATGGTCCTGTTGTGAAGATAGTATCCGCCATTAGATATTGCCTCTGCTCTGCTGCATAAAGTCTTGTATTTCCATACTGCTGAAGATGCGACCTGATCCTGATTCAACAAACAAGCCCCCCATAATGCGCTGGGGTTGACCACTTCTACGGTTTACTCGAATTTCAACTATGCGATTTTGTTTAGCAACGTTCCTGCCAAATTTATCTGCTGCGCTCTGCGTGCTAATAGAATATTTACCTCTGAACAATTGGCTTCCAAACCCACCGTTGGGATCAACTAGATTTGCTTGGTACTGTTCTACTATTTCAATATCGTGTGTATTTCTAATTAAAGGATCTAGGTAGCGCAAAGAACGCATACTTCTAACTTCGTCCTTAGTTGGTTGAAAGAACCTATCGCCTGACTTAGCGCGAGAAACAAACCCAAACATACGCTCTGTAAGGGCTAGGTTATCGTAGGTTTGATCTAGTAGATCGTCAATAATTTCAAGTTGCAGTTCTCGAGGGTCAGTTACGTCACCAAGAACTGCATCCATAGCAGCAGCAAAGTCTCGCTCAGAAATACGACCACTTGGATCCATAGTTTTAGCGTAACCGTAAGCAAGAGTAACAGCAATTGAAGCCATCTCTGCATTATTCCGTGCAAACTCTGAGTCCAAAAAACTGTTTATCTGGTCTTGGATACCGGCTCTGTTTGAAGTTGCGCTTCCAGAGATATCATTACGCATATCGTCTACTTTTACAAGGTCAGAAACTGCGGAACTATTGATCCGTTTCCACATACGTTTGCCACCTTCCATCGCCGTTTCAACAAGATTTCCTTCTAGGGAAAATATGTTTAAAAGGGTAGACGTAATGTTATCTGCGAGACGAGATTGATTACCCATTCGAGCCAAGCGTGACTGTGCTCTTGTAAGTAGATTTGCAAAACTGTTTGCGTTTTCTTTTGCTCTGGCTATATCAGCTAGTTTTATGTCCCGTCCTGTTGCTTCTCTGATAAATCCAGAAAACGCTGCAGAGTTTATTGTTGCTTCTAAGGGGCTAGGGCGATATCTTTGTGGAATTTCACCACTCAAGTTTGCCGCAATAATATCTAGCTGCTGACTTCTGTTGGATACTCCTGTACGAGCAAGAGTAAATGCAACAGACTTCATAGCTGAGTCGCTTATGTTTTGATCTACCTTGTTTGCAAAGATGGCATTTTGTTTGATGATGTTTACAGGAGTGTACAAGCGAAACGGCTCATCCGACCCCACATCAACTAAGTTATAGTAGCCCGTATCTGTACTTAACAACTTTTGTGGTGTTGTACCCTGTGCTTCCGCAAATGAAATCAAGTCTTGGCTTGCACTGAGAACACGATTTGGAGATACACGGATTTGAGTAGGATCTAGGGGAGTTTCACCGTCGTTAGCAATCTGTGCTGGAAGCGTAGGCAAATCATCAATTGTTCCACCCGGACGGGGAAGGCCGATTTGGTCGTGCACGATTTCAGCAACAAACGGAAGTGCAGCATAAACCGACTTGAAACGATTGGCGTAGTTAACCGGATTTGCTGGAATCACCGTGCCGTCTATTCTTGTCTTTACTTGTGACTTTTCGCCGTGATCCCGTATGAGTGCGGTCGCTACGTCTTTTTGAAATACCTGCCTTTGACCCGCTGACATGTCTTTATAAGCGGCTGTGATACTTTCAGTGGAGTATCTATTTAAGGTATCTAACCAGCCATCAGGATCGTCGATTAGGGACTTTGGAGTTTGCAAACTAAGCACTTCTTTTCCAGCCGCATTCGTGTAGACCGTGCGGTTTTTATCTGTATCATTGGCAATTCCGGCAATAGCAACTAACTGCGCCATCCTTGATTGTTCCTTTTCAGTCCATTGACTAACGGGTTTGCCGTCTGCAAGTTCTTTAACAATCGGAATATTTGTTGTTGCAGCAACTTGACGAGCAGCCTGATCGTCTAATTGGTTTATGTCTGATAAGGCAGCTTCTAAGAAATCACCGACAGAGGTTACGTCGGCTTTGTCCGAACCATACGCAGATTTAAACGCTGCTAATTTAATCTGATCACGCAAAGCTAATTGGTTTGTTTTTGCAAAAGGTGCTACGGTCTGTTCTAGACCCGTAATTAAAGAAAGCGCGACTGAGCCTTTGCCATCCTTAAAGGCGTCTTTAATCTGATTGTATGATTCATTCGTGATTGCGTTGTACTCTGCGGCAGGTTTTTGAACGCCTGAAAGAACCGCATGTACAGGGCTTCCTTTAGGAAACATACCGGACTGCAGGATAGACTGGGCTTTGCCGTAGTCTCCCCCAACCTCTTTGATTATTTCAAACTCTTGTTTGCCAAATGTTGGAGATGCGTAGCCTACAAGAAGAGGCACGATAGCTTGAAAATCATCCTGCTCTAAGAGACGAATATCGCTCAACAGGCTTCGTGCTACAGTTGGATCAGTTTTAGAAGCTTCGATCCACGACTTTTGTGTTGCTGTTTCGAATGATCGACCTGCTGTATTGAGAATACTTGCCTGACGATAGGGGTCCATGCTTTGAAAGATAGGGAACATAGCACTGTTGTTCATAAAATTAAAGGCAGCTTCTGGGCTTGAGTTCAAGCTAGTTGTCAAAGTTTCCATGCCTGATTTCATTGCCGCAGCTTTATCATCTCTGGCCTTTTTCTCAGCTTCTTTTTTAACACTTTGTCCTGTGAGGGTTGCACCTAGAAGCCCATTTATAACGCCGAAACTAATAGGATCCATTACACTACGTCCTCTTCACGTTGCGGCATCATAAAGCCTTCTTGCGGCTCCGCTACCTCTTGGTTCATCTGTTCCATCATTTCACGTTCAGCTTTTTTTGAACTATCGATGCCCATGCGAACAGTCTCATTTAACTTCTCACGAAGCTGGCTAAACAGACTAGGGTTGTTTTGTTTCAAGAGTTTAAAGTATTCTCTGTCGTCCATCCGCTCATCAGCCATTGGATTCTTCTTTTCAAACATTTTGTACGGCACGTCGTTTTCTTCAGCGAGGTACGCAATGTATACAGCTAAAGGACTTTTGGCTAGAAGACCGGCATCTAACGAAAACTTACCAGCTTCAAAACCGTCGATTACCCAAGTCTCTACGATGTGCTCTACAGAGATTCCTGCAACAAGCAACTTAAACATCTCGTCTAAGAAAATAGGATCGTTGTCTAATCTGTCGGTTGCTTTTTCTAAAATCTTCGTTACATCTACTTCTTGTGGGGGCTGTCCCCACGCCCATTTGGAGTTATCCGAAGTTAACGAAATTCCGGGAGGAGCGACTGCAAACGGATCTGCCGCTTCGATGCTACCCCTTTTAATATCTAATTTATTCTCGCCCTTCATACTACGCTCCTAATGTGTTACGTATTCTTGCCCGTGATACTTGGGCAGCACGTGCACCCGCCGGAGTGATATCTAGGCTATTACCTATGTTAACGTTGGGTTGTGTATTGATACGGTTGCTTCGTCTAACTGCCGCAACATCGCGAACTTGTTGCAACGTGGCGTCCCTCAATTGTCGTTCTGCCATTGATCTCATGGCGTTCTGTACGTTTTCGGGGTAAATAGGGGGACGAAGACCAAAGGGTTGATCCATGTTTCTTTGTGAGGCACGTGCCGCACTCGTCCGAAACTTAGCAAAATCAGGTTTCATAAAGCCTTGCTGTTCTTTATCATCATCTTCGGTATATTTGCTGTATGCTTTTGCGCCTAGCTGAATAAGATCAAAAGCTTCACCGAAGAAGCTTGAAACGCCAGTTAACAATTTTCCTACATCCATAAGTGTATATCCTACCAGTTTGCAATAACTTTAATCAGGTTCGTAGCTATCGTAGCTTTCTGTTGACTGTCTAGCATCGACTCAGAAGCGGCAATCTCCATAGCCCGAAGTGCTTGTTCGTGCTTGCGTTGCTTATCACTTTCAGCCGACGTAAAATTAAATGTTGCATTATCGCGATACTTTTGCCAAAGCTGATTCAAAGCAGTCTGGCTTGCATTAAACGCATTCTGAGTGTTAATACGATTTGTTTCGTTTAAGGTCGCAGTATTAGCCGTGTTAATCTGTCTGCGCCACTGTGCGTTGGATTGATCAATTGCAAAAGCCATGTTAGCGTTGAACTTGTCACGCTGATCTTCCATAGACGCATTAAATTCTTTAAACGAATTTGCCTGACTGGTATTGTATTGTTTAATAGCAACGTCACGGTTGATGTTAGCCGTATCAATCTGCACACCTAGTTCCGTATAAAACTCTTCTAACTGCAACTCATTTTTTGCATTGATTTGACGGCGTGTGTTTTCTGCATTTGCTTCTGACAGAGCAGCTTGTGTTTGTGCACTGTACTTAATAGCATTGCTTTGTTGTTGTGCGTCTAGTTCCTTTAGGTCTATCGAAAGGAGTGCTTGAGCGTTGCTAATCATACCCTTAGTACGAGCGTCTGCATTTTGACGATCCATCGTAGCAACTTGAAGAGCATTCTGAAGGGCTGCTTGCTGCTGGTTGTCCAAGTTTTTGAGTTGGATTGTTTGATAAGCTTTTGCGTCTTGCGCTGCAATCGTAACACCAGACTCCATAACAGCTTGCGTGATTGCTGCTGCGGCTACCGACGATGCTCCTAGACCTCGTTGCTGCATAATTGCAGATGCTTTACGAATAGCGGGGGAAGCCCACGGCGGAGCAGGTTGACCGGGTTGTAAGCCCGTTAACAACTGGCTCAACTGATACTGTACAGTTGCCTGTTGGTCTAAGGTTTGGGTTGCTGCATCAGCCATAGCACCTGCAGAAAGTGTGTTGTTTCCTATCTTATCGATATTTACTAAATCGTTAGGGTCAAAATTAGAGGTTGCACCTTGAAACGCCATGTTTTGAATATCTTGCTGTGCAGATGCTGTCGTTTTTATTTGTCCTATACTTGGATCTTTGGCTGGTGACTCGATAGTTCCGATTTGAGTTTGATCTATTGTGTCTGCAACAACAGCCGGTTTTGCAGCTAACGCTTGGGCATTCGGGGTTAATAACTCATCTTGCTGTATAGTTTGAAGGATAGGCTGAACTTCTGTAGCCGCCGTACCAGCAGTAGCAGCTACCTGTTCCGTCTGCTGCTCTAAGTCTGCCATCTTTTGTGTACTTTGTGCCGGAGTAGGCACGGGAGCAGTACCGGGAACAGGTGCAGGTAACGCTCCAGTTCCTGCTACAGGTGTAGCCTGTTGCTGTTGAGTCGTGGTAAATTGTGTAGCCATGTGTTACCCTACCTTTTATCCAAAGCTTTATCTAGCTTATCTTCTACGCGGTGCAAGGCTTCCATGACACGGCGCATATCATCACGAACATCGTTGCGAGTCGCGTAATCTTCACGAGTCTTGTTTAACAAGATTTCGATGCGCTTCTGCTCTCTGGTTGTTGCGTTTGCCCACCAAGCACCACCTGCAAGGATCAAACCGACGAGCATATCTATGAGGTTGTGCATTTCCATCGTTATGCGTAGGGGCTATCGCCAAGTACACTTGTATCCCAAGCTGCCTTCAAGCTAGCAATGTCTGAAGCACTGTCGATTGCTGATGCGGCGGGTGCATCACGCAAGGCATCCTTTGCTGTTGCAATAGCAGTTGTGCTGGTGCCAGCCTCTAGTGCCTTCATTAGCTCAACGTCTTTAGCCGCAAGCAATGGCGCACGAACTTCCCGAATTTTATCACGGAAGATTTCCTTTGCCTTAGTCATGTCCTCTGAAATAACAGAGCCTGACAATGACCATGCACCACGAAAGTGACGGTCAGAAGGTACGGTTGCTATAGAAGCATCAATCTGATTACCGTCCTTATCTACGATGTATGTTGTTACTGCCATTAGGTTTCTCCTCTTAGGCTGCTAAATCAGTGACTGTTAGTTCTTCAGTAATTTTCCAAGCGTTGCGCCACTCACGAGTGCTTGGTAACTGTTCTTTGCGGCAGATAACCAACTTGGGTTTGTTGCCTTCGTTCCAAGTCTGCCATACAGACTGTGGACAATCCTTCATTATTAGATATTCAATTGCTTCTTCTTCAGTCATTGCTTCAACAGGCTCTGTCTGATGCAGCAAGTAACCTCTTGTATGCTTCTTGAAGTCAGGCTGTGCCTCATCCTTTGCTAATTCGTGGTAGACCCATACAGGTGGCAGGATACCGCCCTGTAGCGCACACGCCATCCAGTTAGGGTCAGGCACAAGTATCTTAGCG